GATGGTATCACTTACTTTGAATTAACTCCAGCAAATATGAAAAAGAAAAAGGAGAATGATAATGGCGATAATTAAACATGAAAGTTATATTAAGTTTGATAAAGATGATATACTTAGATGTGTTATTGATTCCAATTATAGTAATACATGGATTGTAATACAACTAAAAGATAATAGTATAGTAAGAAGTCATGATACTGAATTCTTTACTCACTATAAAAATAATGTAGATTCTTTTGTTGCCTTTAAATCCAGAATATATTATTGGTTATCATCTACAAAAGGAAATGAGTTTAATGCATGAGAATAAATCCTAAATATAGTATACATATTATATGGATAATATTGTTATCTTTATTATTAATCTATATGTATTAACCCTTGGACTATATCTTAAGGTAGTATATATATAGGCTTCCCTGAGGTAGGTAAGATAGTATAGCATAAAAATAGACTTAAGTCAAGTTTCAAAGCAACACATAATGACATGCAAAGTAAGTAAAAAGACAAAAGAAATACCAGTTTGTATAGTGTGCGACAATACTGCACATGTATACTAACATGGTATTTACTACTGTGCAACACATATGTTAGAGAAACAAAAAGGAGTAAAGCATAAATGTTATATAAAGCAAGTAAAAAAGAAAAACAAATAGAGCCAGTTGAAAAACTAGCTAGGCATGTAATCATTCGTGGTTGGCTGGATAGTATTGGTCATAGCGTAAGTTCAAGTTGGGAGCCTGCAATAAAACTAAAACAAAATGCTAAAGATTGGTTAGCAACAGATGACTACGATTATTGGGTAGAAGTATCTGGACTAGAAAAAAATTATGTAGATAAACTTTACACAAGATTTATTAAAGGATATAATGATGGGGTATGGAAAAAAGAAAACCCACACTTAATACTAATGACTTTATTTGAAATTATTTAATGAACATATTTCATTTACATAAAGACGCACAAACCTGTGCAAGATATCATTGTGATAAACATGTAGTCAAAATGATATTAGAAACAGGTCAGATGTTATCAACTGCATATCAACGCCATTGTGGTATTGATGATAGCTTATATAAACCTGCATATCCTAAACACCCCATGACTATATGGGTTGGTAATTCGCAGGGTAACTATCTATGGACATTAGATTTGCTCGGTCATTTATGTAATGAGTATTATCATAGATATAATAAACACCATGCAACTACACGAATATTAAATTTACTTTTAAAAAAATGTGACAAAAATATATTAGATAAATTTTATAATAAAAAATTTACTAAGCCACCATTATGTATGCCACAACAATACAAAGTAAAAGATTATATTCAATCTTATATTAATTATTATATTGGAGAGAAGAAAAAATTTGCACGATATACTAAAGTTGACACACCAGATTTTATGTTGTAATATAATACTAACAAAGGAGCACACATGAGTTACTCAATAGCAACAATTACATTTGTCAAGTATGATGATGAAGGCAACGAAATATGTGATTCAAAAGGTAATGTTAAATACTTTACTTTTAAAGATGACATTGATTGTAGTTACATATGCGACAGCATTACAGATGATGAGGTAAAAGAGGTATGACAAATAAATCAATGCAATTAAAATTACATCTTGATTGTAATTTTTACCCACCATTACCAGACAGTTTTAAATATAGTTTTGTTGAAGTGTTTGAAAAATACTGGGAAAGTGGTGATGCTGAATGGTTACAAACTGCACTATCTAAAATAGGTTATAAAGGTTCATTAAATGATTATGGATTTTATAATTTTTTAAATGATGAGGATACATATGAATATTAAAGAACTAGAAAATAATATAGGTACACTATCTAATACCAGTAAAATGCCTGCGTATTCCTTTGGCATATCTGCTTTTAAATGTAAGGTAGGTAGTAGACTTGCTAAGATAAAGGGTACAACTTGTTACAAATGCTATGCACTTAGTGGGTTTTATCGTATGCCTAGTGTGGTAGTATCACATGCTAAACGCTATGACGCTATGACTAAACCCAATTGGGTTAATGCTATGACTATGCTAATCAAACTTAAATATAAAAACCTACCTAAAGAAAAGAAATACTTTAGGTGGTTTGATTCTGGAGATATACCTAGCATTGAAGTATTAAATAATATTATACAAGTGTGTAGGAATACACCAGATATAAAACATTGGATACCAACTAGAGAATATTCTACACTAGCTAATATTAATTTAGATTCTTTACCTAAGAATTTAATCATTCGTGCTAGTGCTATTAAAGTTAATGGCAATCCACCTAGATTTTGGAAGTGGACATCAACTGTACATACAGCAGGTACAAAGCATATTGGTAGGGCATGTCCTGCACTTAAACAAGATGGAGAATGTAGGGATTGTAGAGCATGCTGGAAGAAGTCTATTAAAAATATTTCCTATGAACAGCACTAAGTATAATCCAAATAAACAAGCACCACTATGGTCAGATAAAAAAGCATGGAGTGCATGGTTTAAATCGTTTGTTGAGTATCATAAAAAAAATAAAAGACCTAACTCTTATAATATAATATCCCCAGTTATCATTGAACTAATAAAAGAAAATGAAAAAGGAATTAAATATAATTTACTTTTTAAATCAGTCAAACAAAAGTTGACTACTGTTAGTACTAATAGTATAAGTATAGTAATAAAAAAAATGATTAAGCTAGGTATACTTGAGAAGATATTAAGAAAAGGAATACGACATCTTATCAAAGGTCACTACTGGAATAGTCATGCTAGATAAATACTTTAACAACAAACAATAGGAGAACACATGATAGACAATGAAACAATAAAGCAAGCTACAGAAATGCGTAAGGCACATTTAAATCTTGCACAGTACTGCCTAGATAAAGGGTACTCCATTACAGTAGACTATGGAACTGATGAAGATGCATGTACAAAATCTACAAATTATGCTGAAATAAAAGAGCATGTAGAGGCATGTGATGAAGCATACATGCACATTTATAATCAAGAGGGTCGTAGAATAGGTTGGGCATGGGTTATCTTTGGTAATGATGACAATGAATTAATATCTGATTATAGTGCTACTAAATTTATGGATACTTGGTCAGACCAATTTCAAGAAATGTATGAGGCTACAGCATGAGTGAACCAAAAGATTTACTAAAAATAATGGGAGTAAATATAACCATAACATGGACAGATGGTAGGTCAGAACAACTAATGGATTTACCAGAAGATGTTTCAAAAGTATTAGAAGATTATCTAACTCATTTGGAAACAGAAGTAGCCCATGAACATGCAATGAAATATGGAGAATACTTTGACAATAGACCTTACTAAACTTGAAGACTATTCTATAAAAGAATTACAGGAAGAAATAAGTAAGCATAGAAAAACATTAAAAACTATGCGTGAAGTTTTACTTAAAAAGAAAGATGAGATGATAAAAAAATCTATGATAAATGAAAGAGGTGTATAATGCTAAAAGAATATAAAATAAAAGAACCTATATGGAGTACAAATAGTATAGGAATACTAGATAAACGATTAATGGAGAATGATTTAATTGTTTCCATAACCTATAAAACATCTGATGGAACTTTATTATATCCAAATAAATATATTATCAGAAGAAAAGAAGTACACAAGTATCCTAAACAATTTTTAAAAAATAAAACCTTGTATATAATTCCTATTAATGAATTAGAAATACTTGACAAAAATTAATTTTTATGCTATGCAAATAATTTATGAAAATAAAAGCAAGAGTAATAGCACTAGGTCATATGGGTGATGTATTCTTTGATATGCAATCTAATGATGTATTATTAGATGATACAAAGATAGCAGAAGCCAGTGAACTTGTACGAAAAGAAGTAATAGAATTAATACCAAGTATGGAATTTAAACCATGCGGTACAATAAAAACCTTAACCCAAATAACATGGGAGATTATTCAATGACATACGAAGAACAATTAAGAATTATACATTCTTATATGATACCACCAGATGTAACAATGAGATTAGATTGTCCATTTTGTAATCATAAAAATACATTAAGCGTAACTAATGATGACAATAGAATGATTTGGCATTGCTTCCATGCTTCCTGTACAGCTAGAGGTACAGAAAAAAAGAGAATGTCAATGGCAACAATTAAAAAAATATTCAATACAGAACCAGTAACTCCCGAAGATAAATTTATTATACCAGAACATTTTAAAACTGTGTACTCCAATGAGAAAGCAATGAAGTATTTACAAAATAATAATTGCTGGGAATCTTATGTGTGGAGAAGAGTGGATATTAGATATGATGTTAAACAAGATAGAGTTGTATTCTTAATAAAAGAATTTGATAATATCAGAGGTGCAGTAGGTCGTGCCTTATCTAAAGAAACCTATCCTAAATGGTTTATGTATGGTAATAAAAATGTTCCATTTAAATGTGGGGAAAGTAATGATGCTGTACTTGTGGAAGACTGTGCCAGTGCATGTGCTGTATCTAATGTACTTACAGGTGTAGCACTTATGGGTACAAGTTATAATGATTCTTTTGATAAACATTTAAAACAATATAAAAAAATATTTGTAGCATTAGATAGAGATGCAACTACTAAGGCATTTGACATAAGCAACAAATTACGCTATAGAGGATTTGATAATGTTCAAGTCAAGATGCTAGAAGATGATTTAAAATACTACGATACACAACAAATAGAAAAAATATTTTATACAAACAAATGATAAAGATAAGAGGAAATAGTGGTAAATTATAAAGATAAAAAAATTGACCATGTTTGGAGATCTAAGTTTGGCTTAAATGCAAAAAGAATAGGAGATGTTTCAGAACAGTTAGTAATATCTAGATTATTGCAATGCCAATGGGAAGTATTTAAAAATGTATCATCGGTTGGTCCAATTGATATTTATGCTGTAGATTTAAATGGCAAATATAGTATTTCTTTAGATGTTAAGACAATTCCATCAAATGTAAAATGCATTACGTCTTTTATTAATGACCAATTTAAAATATACTATAGTAAAAAAATGTCTAAAATACAGACAAAGCTGAATGTATGTCTTGCATATTATATACAAGGTAAAGTTTATATTTTATTAAAGAAAGAAAATGAGGTAATAATTGTATGATAGAAAAACAAATAATTAAATTATTATTAGAGAAAAACTTTTATAATAAATACAAAGGACACATAGCTTCATCTGTATTTGAGGGTAGCTATGGTTCTTTATTTTCTACTATTGAAAAGGCACACGAGGAATACGAAGAAGATATAAGTCTTGATGATTTATATTCTTTACATACTACGAAATATAATCCTGCTCTAACTAGAGCAATGAAGATTTCTATTAGTGAATTAATAGAAGACATTAGAGAAGTAGAAAAGACAAATAGTAAAATAGCAGAAGATATAATTACAGTATTAAAAGAGCGTGATATTGCACAGAAGATAGCAGTTGAAGCTACTGAAATATATAATGGTGCACCTGCTAATTTTAGTACAATAAAAAAAGTTATTGATGACTTTGAAAAACAAAGACCAATAGATGAGGTAGAAGCTGTGACAAATAACATTGGAGAATTAATTACACAATTAAATGTTACTACTAAATGGAAATTTAATTTAGCTGTACTCAAAGAGCATATAGGTGGAATCGGACCTGGGAATTTTATGATTGCATTTGCTAGACCAGAAACAGGTAAGACTGCATTTTGGGTTAGCCTTGTGTCTGGAGAAGAAGGTTTTGCATCACAGGGTGCAAAGATACATGCGTTTATAAATGAGGAACCTGCAGTTAGAACACAGATGAGAGCCATCAATTGTTGGACAGGATATACTAAACAAGAAATAATAGATAACATTGAGAGTGCACATGTCAGATGGAGTGAAATAAAAGATAATATTAAAATGCTTGATGTAGTAGATTGGTCAATAGAAGATATAAATACTCATTGTGAAAAGCATAAACCAGACATTATTATTATCGACCAGTTAGATAAAATAAATATTAAAGGTAACTTTGCCAGAACAGATGAGAAGTTACGCTCTATTTATACAGGTGCAAGAGAGATTGCAAAAAGGCATGACTGTGCTGTAATTGCTATATCTCAAGCGTCAGCTGATGCACACAATCGTATGCGTATATCCTTTGATATGATGGAAAATTCTAAGACTGGAAAAGCAGCCGAGGCAGATTTAATTATAGGAATAGGTAAACATCAAATATCTCCAGAAGACCCAGACATAGATAGGTCTTTATGTATTAGTAAAAATAAAATTACTGGATATCATGGTGAACCTATAGTTAGAATAGATAGACAACTAAGCAGATATACAGACTAGAAAGGAATATATGATAACTGTTATTGATTTAGAAACTTCATTTATAAAAGAGGAATCAGGTAGAGTAGACCCACTTCCATTTAATCCTAAAAATATTTTAGTAAGTTGTGGTATTAACTCTAAGTATGGAGATGAATATTATTTTCTTAATCACTCACAAAAAATAAGTAAAGGTGCGGCACCAAGAATACAGGAAGTATTAGATGAAACTACATTACTTGTAGGTCATAACATTAAATTTGATTTGACTTGGTTATTAGAATCTGGATTTAAATATAGTGGTAAGATATATGATACCATGATAGGAGAGTATATCTTATTAAGAGGAATTAAAAATAGTCTAGCATTAGATCTTATATGTAAAAGACGAGGCATCGGAATGAAAGATGATAGGATTAAAGAAGAATTAAATATGGGTAGGTCATTTGAAAATATATCCCATGAACTTGTGGAAGAATATGGCAGGCAAGATGTTAAGATTACTCGTAGTTTATTTGATGCACAAATGTTTGACTTTAAAAAAGATAGAAATAAAGGGCTATTGAAAACAGTTAAGATGATGAATGAGTTTACTATTGTATTAACTGATATGGAACGCAATGGTATTTATGTAGATAGATTAGCACTTGAAGATGTTGAAAAACAATATCGTGCTGAGTATGCATATCTTCGTGCAGAAATTGAAAAGACTATTTATAATAAAATGGGAGATACTAAAATAAATCCTAGTAGTACTGAACAATTATCGTGGTTAATCTATTCTAGAAAAGTAAAAGACAAAGAACGATGGAGAAGTTTATTTAATATTGGAGTGGATAAGCATACAAAAAAACAAAAGCGTAGACCCCAAATGTCTTTATCCCAAGTAACAAGATTAGTTAATGAGAATACTGATGTGATATATAAAACTTCATCATCACAATGTCATACTTGTTATGGTAAGGGAGTTATCAAAAGATTAAAAAAAGATGGAAGTGAATATAAAAATTATAATAAATGTGAAACTTGTAATGGTGATGGTGTACTCTATGCTAGTCTAGGTAAAGTTGCAGGCTTTAATCAAAAGCCAAAAAGTATTTATGATATGGCTGATGGTGGATTTAAAACAGATAGAATTACATTACAAAAAATTGGTGCTAAATCTGAGGGTGAGTTAAAAGATTTTATTCAAAACATTATGAGATATAATGCAATAGAAACTTATCTATCTACATTTGTTAATGGTATTAAAGAATATACAAATGAAGAAGGATTGCTTCATCCAAAATTTATGCAGGCAGTAACAGCTACAGGAAGATTATCTAGCAGAGATCCAAACTTTCAAAACCAACCTAGGGCAAAAACATTTCCAATACGAGGTGTAATTAAATCTAGATTTGACAATGGTAAAATTATGGAAATAGATTTTGCACAACTAGAATTTAGGACTGCTGTATTCTTAGCACAAGACGAGCAAGGCATGGAAGATATAAAAAATAATATAGATGTACATCAATACACTGCAGATATTATAGGTTGTAGTAGACAAGATGCAAAGGCACATACCTTTAAACCATTATATGGTGGAGTAACAGGTACAGAGAATGAGAAGAAGTATTATTCTACATTCTTAAAAAAATATAAACAGATAGCAGAATGGCATGATAAATTACAAAGTGAAGCTATTAAATATAAATGTGTTAGGTTACCTACAGGTAGAGAATATTCATTTCCATATGCTGAACGAATGCCTTGGGGTGGTTCTAGTTATGGTACACAAATAAAAAATTATCCTGTACAAGGTTTTGCAACAGCTGACATTGTACCATTAGCTTGTATTAAAATATATAATCTAATGAAAGAACATAAGGTAAAGAGTTTACTCATAAACACAGTACATGATTCTATTATAGCTGATGTTTATCCTGGTGAAGAAGATGTGATGGGTAATATATTTAGACAAGGCACATCATCTGTAGTCCCTGCCATGAAGGAATACTATGGAATTAACTTTAACGTACCACTTGACTCAGAATTAAAAATAGGGTATAATTGGTTAGACATGGAGGAGGTAGCTTAATATGGTAGAATTACTTGAGACACTAGATGACTTTGAAGATGATAGCTATGGTGCTTATTTAGATTATAGTATACTAATGCATGAATGTGAATTTGATCAGCCAACTAAATTATTAATTGATGCAGGTCATAAGTATTATCATGAGAGGAAAACATTTGCACAAGCAGATAACTTACAAGTAATAGCAACTGAGGGGGCGACTAGAAT